ATCAATGAATACCGATAAGTGGGGAGATAAAAAATGAAAGAGAAGCAAATAGTAGAAATTGAATGGATTGATTCTATTCATGATAGTTGTTGGAAGAGGAAAGATGTCTTTGAAAGTGAGAGCGGTAATTCAGAATGGATGTGGCATAAAACTGTTGGGTATTTTCTTTGTGAAGATAAAGAGTCTATGACAGTGATGCAGAGTATGACAATAAAAGATGGGCAGTATAATACTGACGCAAGAATGACAATCCCTAAGTGTGCTATTAGAAAGAAGAGGGTAATTAAATGAAAGAGAATGAGAAGTTACTTAAACGAATAACAGTAGCTATGGAAGGGTATGGTATGCCTAAGCATGATGACAAATATCCTGCTATGGATATACTTAAAATTATTGATGTAGACGTAACAAAGGAAGTGTCCGAAAATATCGGACAGTTTAAAAATTAAAGAATCACACAAAACCAAAGGATAGGTAATAATTTAGAATAAGAAAGGAGGTAACTATGCAAATTAAACGAACAACATCAATAAGCTTTAATGACGACGATTATGTTAAACGTCTTGAGTTAGATAAAAAAGGTGTATCGGTTATTGATACATGGAGAGCAGGTGCAAATTTACTGTTGTCTATACAGAAAGGAAAGAATAATGACATCTCAATTAAAGTCTAGCATTTGTCCGATTATGTCTTGCCGCACAATAAAGAGCGATGCAGAAAAGAAAGTAATGACCCCAACAGTAGTCAATTGTGTCCCTGAATGTGCGTGGTGGGATAAGGTAAGCAAGTGTTGTGTGGTTATGACTCAATTAAAATATAAACCTAAACAAAGGAAGAAATAATGGATAGATTATTTCACAATGTAGAACAAAATTCAGATAGTTGGTTTGACCTAAGACTAGGCAAGGTTACCTCCAGTAACTTTGGTTGTATAATGGCTAATTTAGGCAAAAGTTTTGGAGAGCCTGCAAAGCGTTATGGACAGAGAATAGCTATTGAGTCGGTAACTAAGAAACGCATAGAAACCTACACGAATAGCAATATGGACAGGGGGAATGAGTTAGAGCCTTATGCTGTTTATAAATACCAAGAGGAAACAGGTAGTAAAATTGAGCCTGGCGGTTTTATGGAGTATGGACGATTTGGTGATAGTGCAGATGGTCTTGTTAATAAAGACGGTTGTGTAGAAATTAAGTCGGTACTGTACAATACTCATTTTGACCGAATAATTAAAGGGGGTTATGACACAGCTTACCAATGGCAAATACAAGGACATATATGGATACATGACCGTCAATGGTGTGACTATGTTAGCTACTGCCCGGAGTTCCCTAAGTCTAAATCATTATATATACATAAAGTTATGCGGGACGATGTAATGATAAAAAAGTTAGAAACTCGTCTTAATGACTTTGTAAGTCTGGTCGACGAATATAAAGACACTCTAGGAGTTGAGTACGAAGAACCAGAAGAAATAGTATCTAAAAAACATCTATTTTAATAACAGTGTAAACCAAGGAGGATAGACCTATGGTAACTTCACACACAGCAGTAGGAGAAAAAACCTATGATATATATGGGTATGGACTAGGTGAAGGATTGTATTGTTGCAGTAAGTTTGAACTTGAACAAATGATAAAAGAAATTAACGAGAAGTTAAATGAATAGAAGAAAGGTTGGTTTAAAAGACTGTAATAACAACGATATCATGGAAGATGATAATATTAAGTTTGTTCTTGATAAGTTCAAAGGTAATTTAATTAAAAACACATTTGTTGGTAAAGTTAATATATATGGGGTAATTGAGTATTGTCCTCCATATTATACAGTAAGAATAATTAATATTAATGACTTTAAAGATTATTGTTTGTATATAAGAACTGAAAGAGAACTACTATTTAATTACTCACATAAAAGTGTGGTTATCAAAGGGGGCACAAAATGAGAAACTTGGGAAATAAAGTAACAATTATGGTAAGTGGGGTTATTACAGCTAAAGAACTACGGTTTGATGGCGAGGTAACTTATAGAGTTGAGTCTGATAATGGTCGGATCTGTTTTGTTACAGACAAAAACATAGTTAAAGAAGAAATAGAAATGGGGGAACCTCATGTTGTCAATTGAGTTAACACAAGGATATAAGGCTGTTGTCGATGAAGATGATTATGAATTTTTAAATCAATTTAAATGGCACGCTTTAATACAAGGTGAAAATATTTATGCTTGTAGATACCAAACTCGAAATAAAAAACAAAGGTATGTTCGTATGCACAGGGCAATTCTTGGTGTTTACAATTCAAGCATTGACGTTGACCATATTAATAGAAACACTTTAGATAATAGGAAAAGTAATATTCGTATGGCATTACATTATGAAAACTTAAGAAACAGATCAAAACAAAAAAACAATACTTCTGGGTATAAGGGTGTTTCTTGGCATAAACAACTTAGAAGATGGAGTGTAAGAATAAAACATAATGGAAAGTATCATTCAATAGGAACGTATTATGACAAAAGAGATGCGGCATTAGCATACAATGTTGCTGCTCATATTTTCCATAATAAGTTTGCAAATAAAAACATATTAGAAAGGAGAGAAAATGTCTTTAATAAATAATATCCCAGAAGAAAAGATTACAGATTTAAGCTCAAAAGTTATAGGTATATATGGAAGGGCTGGTCTGGGGAAGACAACATTAGCATCACAATTTGATGGTGTTTATTTTGCAGAGACAGAGTCTGGTCTTTCTCATTTAGAAAATATAAATAAAACAACAATTACATCTTATGGTATATTTTTAGAATTATGTAAAGAATTTTGTGAAGGTAAGCATGATTTTAAGACTATGTGCATTGATAATTTTGATGAGCTTTGTAAAATATGTACTGAGTGGAAGTGTAAAGAGCTAGGAATTGAGGATATTGCTTCATATAAAAAGTTTGGAGCATACCATCTTGTTACTCAGGAATTATCAAGAGTTATACGGAAACTATCATTATCAAAGTTTGGTTTAATTCTTACTTCTCATTACGTAGAAGATGAAATGACAAGCAAAACAAAATCATGGAAAAGAGCAACTATATCTGTGCCTGGTAAGAATAAGTCAATTATGTTAGATATTTGTGATCCGTTACTATTCATGGACAGTGAAATGAAAGGAGAAGAAGAAATAGGAATAATAAGGACAAAACCAAGTATATATTGGGAAGCTAAAGACAAGGCTAAACTATTGCCTGAGTCAATAGAATATCCTTTAAGCCAAACTGCTGTGGCTTATGAGAAAATAATGGAGTGTTATAAGTGACAGAACAAGAATTTGTTAAACTATTCAACGGAACAATAATAAAGGAGGAGTACATGAGTTTTAATTTAGAAGGGTATCAAGCAGAAAAACCAGAAGAATCAGGATTTGAAGCGTTTAAGTACGAAGGTCCTGTGAGAGTTAACTATGCAAGGGTAATCCAATCAGAAAAGATTAGTGAATACTACAACACAGGCATTGGGGCTAATATTTGTGAAATTGAGCTTGAAGTTACAGAAGGTGCTTTTGCAAGACGAAAACTATGGAAACGAACTAACCTTGATACACAAGTTGTTGATAAGAATGATAAGCTTCCTGTTCAGAAACTAGCAGATCAGTTGGTTGCACTAGACCTCAAGTTTAGTAATTTAGACGAGCTACAAGATTGCTGTGAGAAGTTGGTTACTATTACACCTATTATTAAGGCTTGGGGAGCGCAAATGAAAAAAGACGAACCTAAAGTTCAAATGTTTAACTTTAAGGGAGTACATGACGGGGTAGCTTGGTCAGAACCATCAGGAACAGCTTCTAGTTTCTAGTGGATATTTTAGTCGATTCAAGAGAGCAAAATGCCCTCAAGTTCAAGTCTAAACACCTAGATAACGTCATAGTCCAGAAATTGGATTATGGCGACTATCAGGTAAAATTCAAGGATAGTTATGTGCCAAAAATTGCTTTTGAGAGAAAAAGTATTTCTGATCTTTTTGGAACTCTTGGGAAAGGTTATAAAAGATTCAAAAGAGAAATAATAAGATCACAAGAAGACAAAGCACTGTTAATAATAATAATAGAAGGGACGTTAAGTGACGTATCGTCGGGACATAAATATAGTCAACGGGACGGGAAAAGCTTAGCCAAGCAACTGTTCACTATGATGATACGTCACCACGTTCCTTTTGTTTGTTGTAGTACCAGAAAGGAAATGAGCAAGTACATTGTTAGTTTTTTCGAGGCTTTAGGAACCGAGCATATAAGGAAAAAATAACTTATGAAAAGTGGATTTAACCCGAATAACATTGGTGATTCGTTACTGTTTGGATATAAAGACCCTAACCTATACTGTAAAAATGTCGCTTATTTTGTGCCTAGGGAAATGAAAAAATGTGGTTACTATGGGTGCATTACTAACCTTAATTACATCAATGAAAATAAAAGAGATTTCTGCCATGCACACATACCAACCGTTGTTTTTATTCTTTCTGAGTACCCAACAGAAATTAACCTAGAAGAATGGATGTTCTATTATAAACTGGAAAGCAGGCGAGGGAACTACTATATATTAGATATTAAGACTTGGGTAAGTACAAACATAAAACCAATAGAAATAAAGGAGAACACTATGACCTGTGAAGAATACCAGGATAAACTTGATAGCATGAGCGACGAAGAACTATCACATGAGTTTTGTGATAGAATAGGGAATGAAAACAGGGAATGTGACGAGTTTAGTAAAGAGAAAAAGATTGACGCTTTGCTCGATCATTATTCAGATAATGGATGTAGCTAATGGAAGATATACTATATAAGATACTTGCAACCATTGTGTTGGTATTTCTTTTGGGTCTTTTTTCTTTATGGACGTACATGATATGTAAAATAGCTGATGATCTTAAATCTAAGAAGTAAGCTGATAAGTACGAAGCTAACATCTAGACCAGGAGTTCTGCGACGTTATAGGCAACGAACTCGGTGAATGTGATGAGTTTGATCGGGATAAAAAGATAGATGTTCTTTTAGATAGATTTTCTTGTAATATGCAGGATTAAAGAAAGGCATAATTATGGAATGGATACTTGCTATGTTTCTAATGTGGGTTGCAAAGAACAAAATACTAGATTATGTTGAAAGTAAACAAAACCCTACTCAGAGGAAGAAGAAATGAGCTGACGGAGTAGTTGACTTCCTACAGCACCAGCACCTGCAGGTAATTGTTTCGCACCTTCTTGCGCTGTTATTTTTGTAAGAAGCTTTTCATTAGCACTTTTTTGACCCAGTTTAAGTAACGATCTAAATATTCTAGGGTCTTGCAACATCATACCTCCACCAAGTCCCATAATAGACCCACCAACACCTCCACCCAATAAACCTCCAGTAGCTGCCCCCAAAGCAGGGGCTATAGGAATAGCATTAGACAAGAACCTAGCACGAAGCAAAGATATAGCACTCTTATCAAGTTCTTTTGACAAATTATGAACTAAGGCAAATTCCCCTATTTTCATATCTTTAGGCATAAACTTATCAACATTCTTTTCCAACATACTTAAATCCATACGAGAACCTTTAGCTGGAGAGAACACAGCGTCTATATCGCCAACTAAACTTTTAGTAGCTGTTCCTTTAGCTATGTTAGTTTCAAAAGGTTTAAGTGCTTGCGCAGCATTAAAGTTGTCAATAGTGTCGAATAAATTAACGCCTTTTTTGGCAAGAAGTTTATCAATGTTATGGGCAGAATCAAGCCTACCATAAAGTGCATTTTTGTTAGAAATACTTCTGAAGAAGTTTTCCATATCTCCAGTTCTTAATGGTTTAGTAATTTCAGAAACTTTAGAGAACTCGTCAGTAAGGTTAATCACAGACTTAAAGTTATGTCGTTCAGCTACTTGTTTAGTTACCCCTCGAAGTCCTTGAAGATAACCCGTTAATACAGGGGAAAGTTCACCAATGGCTTTAAATTCGTTACCTGAAATCTGTGCGTCAAGGTTACTAAGTTTACCAACAAACTTCCCATAACTTAAATCATTAACAGGAGTGAAGAACTCTTTTCTTTTAGCCGAACTTAATACATTAGCAAGTTCTTTTCCTTTAGCCCCTCCAGCAATAGCTTTATTAACTATATCATCTGCCCCAATAACTTCTTTCTTAAACAGCCTTTCAATTAAAGGTTTAAATACTTTCTCTTGGGCTTTACCTGTTTGAGTAATTGCATACTTCTCATTTATTTCAAACCCAATAGTTTGACCACCAGAAGACACGGGCTTAAGAAACCCAACCTGAGATAACTTCCCTATAATAGAAGCGTTAGCAGCAGATAGTTCTTGCCCAATAGAATCTTTCCCTGCTTTTTTAGCAAGTTTTAATTTCTCCTTACCTAACTGATTTCCTATATCATTTAATATTCCTTTAGTCCCAGATTTAGTATTCCCATAAATAACTTCCTTAACTTTATTACCTAAGTTAAACAACACCCCTTCATCTGCAAACTTATTAACCTCTGCACCTTTACGAGATAGTGTGTCAATAACTGCATCATCTAATTGTAAATGCTGTTTAAACATCTGGCGTATTTCAGCTTTTGCTTCTGGTGTTCCAAGATTAGTCAGCCTTTTAATATGAGCAGCTATTCCTTCTTTTTCTCTACCGAACAAAACCCGACGAGAGAATGTCATAGCAGCGTCATCTGTTCCAAATTCAGGATTAAGAATTGCTCTTGCGTTCTTTCCACCTTTATCTAAAATATCTTGTGCAGCTTTAATTTGGGCAGGTTTCATGTTCCTAGCAAACTGTCCGAACATCTGGTTGAACTTATCAATTCCATGTTTATTTAATAGATTAGTACCAGCCTTTACTAAGCCTTTTTTAGTAGCTTTCATAGCTAAATTAAGAGTTAATGATGCCCCTTCTCCAACAGCACTTAAAGCTGCTTCTCCCCCAACCTTAGATAGCCTTTGACCGACAGTCCCTTGGTCAAATCCTAGTAAATCACCAACTCTTTGCCTCAAAGCTTCGGCATACCCACCCCCAACAATTCCTCCAATTGCAATAGCCCCAGGAGACGCAGTCCCACCAGTAGTAGGTATAGAAGCTGCCCCACCAGTTAATCCCCCAAGAATTTGTCCAACAGCAGGAAAAGCAGGTCCAATAGCATCAAGAACATCTTTAGGAAAGTCTTTTAAATTCTCCACATTAAACCCTGTAGGCTCTAGTGGTGTGCCTGGTGCTAAACCAACTTCTTCTCGTCGCTGTTCAAGAAATTCTTGTGGTTTAGTTCTAAAACCAGTAGACAATCTTTCTTTACCAGTTAAGCGTTCTTCAGGAGTTGCCTCTGATCTTAATTGTTCTTGAGGTTGACTCATTTGAGCAAATATATCAGAAGCATCTTGTTGAGTAGGTGGAGTATCCCCTTCAATACTTATAGTTTCGTTAGTATCAGGGTTAGTTATGTCGAATATAGCCATTATTGACCTCTTTGTTTAATAATGTATTTTTTACCAGATGAAGTGCTTATTGGGGTTGAAGATACAGAATTAGACTCAACAGATTTCTTTTTTTGTTTAGACATCTTAACTAATTCTCTAGCAGAAGGTAATCTTTGAGAACTTCCAGCTGCTTTAGCCCTTGTATTTGCTAAATTAATTACAGCTTGTATTTTCCCAAGAAATTCCCCTTTTTTCATTCCTAAATTTAATCCAGCAATTTTTTCTACTCTCACAATATCTTTATCACTTAAAGCTCGCCCTTCTTGATTAGCAATAAATGATGCAGCAGAAAACAGAAAAGCACTATTACTAGCTTCAAACTTAGCCCTACCTTCTGTGCCTGCCCCAAGTAACCCACCAACTGCACCAATAGCCCCACCAGAACCCAAAGGTCCACCTTTAAGAAATATAGAGTCGAAATCACTTACAAGATTGACTAGATCATTTTGAAAAATCTCAGCACTAATTTGACTTTCATCAGCCCCACTATCTCTTAGACTAGCTTTAATTCGTTCTCTTTCATCTAACCTATCTTGTTTGAAAGTTTCTAATTCAACTCTAGCTTGTTGTTTCTGTTCTTCTTGGTTTAATGTAGCAGCCTGAATAGGTTGTATAGGTTGAGTTCCTTGTACTGATTGCTCTAATGCGACATTTTGCAACTGTTGATTTCTAACCTCTAAGTCTCTAGCGTTACCACCAGGTAAAGCAGAGAACAACCTTTGTAAGATATTCTGTGCAGGGGCTTCTGGTATTCCTTGTTGTTCTGGGAACTGGAATTGTTGACCTTCTGTTTGTTGTAATTGTTGTTGTGGTTGCCCTTGCTGTTTAGGTTGTTGGGATATACTTTGTGCTAATTGTTCAGCTCCGCCAGGTTGTTGTAATGCTTCTTGACCTTTAGTCTTCAAGAACTCACGAAGGACTTTTTCACCTTCTTCTTTTTTTATTTGCTCAAAAACATTACCACCTTGTCCTATTAGCTGTCCTAATATTTCTTTAGGATTCTTCTTTACGTCTATATTGTCTGGCATACTTATCTCCTAGCGTGGGCTTATAAATGTAGTTGGATTGAAGAAATTCCCTAACCCAGAACCTGCTGATTGTTGAAAACTCTGTAAAAACGGATTAGGAGAAGTTTGCACAGATGTTCCTGTTTGGTTAATAGTCCTTAGTCCAGCTAATTGATTCCCTAATTGAGCAGATTGGGCTAATAAAGGCTGTTGAATCTGAGCTTGACCACCAACTGCTAAGTTAAGTAAATTAAATAAATTGTTTAAGTTGCTCTCAGCCGCCCCTCTCCGAATATCCCCAGCCACTTGACCACTAATTTCCGCTGCAACTCCAGAATCAAGAATACCACTAGATTGGAAAGATGGCAGTAAATCCTTAACCGCTTCTTGTGAAATCTCACTAGTTAATTCTGGGCTGATTCCTTCAGGTAATCTTTGAAGAAACCCAGGCAATTGTCCACCTGTTAATAATTCATTAATAAGGTTAAGACCTTGAGTTTGAGCTTGTATTTGTCCAGGTTGGGTAGCCTCTGTTCTCTCAATAGCAAGCTGGTTTAACCTCTTTTCTTCAGCCGTTTGTGTTGGTGTAGTTGTTGACTCTGTTCTTGTTTCTGTTCTTGATCGTCCCATTATCCTCTCCTTTTAAATACTTTATCACCCATAAAGGTGCGTAACCTTCCCTTGTTTTTAACTTCATTAAGTGTAATGAGTTTAGGAGTATAATTAGGATGCAAGTCATATGCTTCTTTACGCAATTTCTTTAACACGCCATTACCTCTAAACCCTTCCCGAATATAAACATCATTAACATAACAATAATCTCCGTCAGTTACATTTTCGTTAGATGGATCAAAATTCTTACCACCAATTAACCGTTTTAACTGTTCATAAGTAATTAACCATACTTCCATATACGCTACTATCTCGCCGTCAATTGCATGAAACACGATATTCTTTAGATCAACTTTCTTTTTAAAATATTCATATGCCTCTGGTTCAGATAATTTATCGTTGTCCCAGAGTTCTTCATTGATATAAATGCTTACAAGTTGTTCTATTGGGTTATCCATTAAACCTTAATTTCAGTTATTGTTATTGAAGAAGCACAGGTTCCACCCATTAACCTACCCCCAGCATTTCCATTAAATACAAACGTCCCAGACGCATTACCAGCCCTTACCTTAAAAGTAGTGGAACTTGTTGTGCCAGCTGTCATATAATGAGTAAACGTCATACAAGTTGTATAGGTCCCACCAACCGTTGTTAATGCACACGCTAAAGCATCTGCTGTTGAATCTTGAAATAATGCTATCGTTCCCAGCACCGCTGTTGAATGATAGTGATTAACTACCACGTCTATTTTAAGTTTATTATTAGTGTTTGTCGGTGTAATAGCCAACGTCATTAACTCATCACCCTCTGTATTTTGAGGGATAGTGTCATCTTGGGGAATAGCTGTTGTTCCAGAGGAAGTAGCTCCTGTCTGAGTGTTGACTACTTGTACAGCCGTTCCTGCGTTAACATTCTCAGGAGTTCTGCTAACTTCAAACCAATTTGTCCCATCACTAATCAAAGCTATAACAGACCCAGCGGCAGTTGCAAAATCACCATTCAGTTTTAAATTGCTTCCGTCAGTAAATGTTAATATGCCATCAAACTGTAGGATTACAATAGTCCCAGCGGTTTTTGCTGTTACAGAGGTTATAGTAGTTGTCCCAGTAATATCAAAGAAGTTACCGTCAGCACCAAGGGTGGTAGTTGTTGCGCTTGCAACATCTGCCCCTTTAGCAAACTTAAATATACTACCCATAGTAAGCGAAGCGTTCATGGCAATAGCCTGAGCAATCGTAGCCAGATTTAGTTTAGTTGCAACAATGCCAGCCGAAGCCTTTATATTATCATTATCAACATTCCCATTAACTAATGTATATAGCGTATCAAAGTTTGTATTAATCCCAGATGAAGGAATAACCGCCCCAGAAGCCGCTGTATGTGTTTTTGATACTGTTCCCATAATTCCTCCTATTTAATTAAAAAAACTGTGAAAGCAACACTTGCTACGTCGCTTTTCAAATATATCGAACTAGAAGTCCACGCTGTTCCACTATCATAAAGACTACCTGCTTTATCCTGATTTAACACAATATAACCAATAGGCGCTGTTTTCATTGTATGGGCTATTGTGTTTTCTGCATCAGGAGTAGCCGAAGTAGTAAATACTTGAAACTCACCAGCTATGTTTTCACCTCGATCTCCATCAGTCCCTGTCCCAAACCTAACATTCCCATTAGCCATTAAAAACAAATTAGTAAGGTCGGTATTCACATGGTTCTCATCATCACTCTTATCCCGTTTACGTTTAACATTATTTGATATTCTAGCAAGTTTCATTATTTATTTGTCTCTAAATGAGGGTAAGCCCCTAACCCGTCGATTGTAAAAGTTTCAGCTAATGTTGAATTAGAAAACTTAAATCTCACCAACCTTCCTCTTCCTATCAAGTTTACTGGTTTGAATGATCCTCCTGTTGTTGCATAGGTAGCGGTATCATACAAAGCTGTGTCATATTGGTCATCAGAAGTCGATATATCTACTGATTGACTAAAACTACTTCCTGTTTCCCCGTCATACGAATAGTCAAATACTAACGTAGACGATGAAATTTGGTAATATATAACAGCTTGTGGGATTCCTTTTTGGCTAACAAGATCATCATAATCACGCCAATTTGTCCAATAGTAAGCGTCTATTGCAGTCTGTACGTTCAATATATAATCATCAAGCCCAGTATCTGCACGATAACCAAACCCACTATAATCAAAGAAATAAGGTCGTTCTTCAATCCCGCTAACATAAAAAGTAGCCATAGAAGCTGCGGCTATCCCTGTGTATATTGACCAAGCATTGTTAAAATAATCCCATACCAGCACTCTATCATTAGTTGTTTGCCCTGACGATGACAATGAACACCAATATCTGTTCTTATCTTTTTGTACCAAACTTACCGCTTGACCAAACTTAGCCGTATTGTATCCTAACAAAGTAGTAGTGATCTTATCGCTGATCTTGAATGAATTATTACCATCATAGAAATAAAACCCGTCTGTAGATAAAAACACATGACCATTCTCTAATTCTTGTATACTAAATGGAGCGACACAACCAACAGCCGAATTAGACTTTCCTCCACCAGGTAAAATAAAAGGAATAGTAGTATCTCCAGTAAAAAACACATTGTAGATACTGCGTGTCTTGTACACAACAAGACGATCTGACAATACTTTAATCCCTGTGATTTCTTGTCCATCATCATTAGCTATGTTGATAAAGTTTGTATCTGTCCAAGCCCCTTCATTATTAATATCAGACCAGTAAATGCGACTGCCATGCTTAACGCTATTAACAATTACATTAGCTAAGAATAGATAGTTATTAAACTGAGCAACGTATTTAGAATCAGTTAAGTTTGTCGGTGTATTCTGTATAGCCTGTGCTGTTGTCCCGTCCCATTCAAAAGGAGGATCTTCACCGTTAGTAACAAATACTTTATTGTTCCAATTTTCAAAGTCACATAAATTATCTGCTGTTATAGTCAACCCACCTGTAATATCGTCCCAAGTCCCGTCAAGATCATCCATCTTCCATAGCTTACCATCAGCGACGAGAATTGCTTTACGAGTAGTCGTTCCGCTTACATCATACTCAAACCAATGTAGCCCATCACCATTTGGCGTGTTAGTAACTGCACTTGTATTTAAAGCTGTGTATCCATTCCGCTTACTAATACTCCCAAACTTATCAAAGTCGATGTTCTGAAGGTCAGAAGACTCTGTATTATTTAACCCTAGGTTCCCTGCAGTAGAGTTTAACCCACCCTTAAAACTCTTGTCATTAGCAGTAACGCTTGGACTGGTAAATTCTCTATTTGCCATTAGCTCCTCGGACCGTAATATGCACCTACTTGAGTATAAGCAAGGTTTTCGTGAACCATGTTTGATCTTCTTCGGAAACTTCTTCCCAATTTAGGAAACCAATCAATTTTATCTGTATTAGTTTTCCTTAGACTTCTAACCTCATCTCTGTATAACCTATAAAAATCTTCTCCTTCACCTTTATTGCTTTCAAAATTTATTTTAGAAACACTAAGTAATATAATAGCTTCATCAAATTCTTGTCCTAATTCATGTACATCATTATCATTAACAAGTCGATAAGGGTCTTTATAATACTGAACATGAATAGGCATGATTTTATTTGGTAAAGGATGTAATTGAACTTTCCTATATAATATTCCTGCTGTAGTATCTCCTACAGGCAAAACAGCTACTGTAGTATTTGTAGAATTAGCTGTTGCTGTAATACGACCTACGGAAGAAGATGATTTTACTATACGGTCAATATCGGTGAAGCTTTTAGACCCCACAACACTCGTTGTCCCATCAGAAGCGTTCGTTGATATAGATTCAAAGTCTGGGTACCCTGAAACTGTACCAAAAACAGTAACACTTATGTTTGTATCAGAAGAGCTAGAAGAAGAAATAGTAACTACCGAAGCCTCTTTTAATTGCTCTACAACCATATCTTCGCCCCACATACGGTAATTTATAGGAGTAGACTCTACTTCAATATTTATTCCTGCTCCATAAAACGTTTGTTCTGGAACAAAATTCATCATATAAGGATTTCCATAATCTTCATGCCACATAAACATACTATGACTAGCTTGAATAGGTAAATTATATTCTTCTTGAGCAAGTATAGAATACGTTCCTGTACCACTAACTGTTGTTCCATCATAATTAATGTCTATAGTTAATGTTGTTTCTCCTGTAATAGTCTTAATAACAAACAACTTAGAGCTTCCTTGCAATTTAATTCTTCTTCCTGGTTGGATATTGTCAGTAAGAAATGTTGCCCCTACCATTGTGATACTTTTGCTTCCATTGGTAAATGTTCCGCCTCCTGAACCAGTAGTATAAGTAGTTACTGTATCAAATGTGTTTTTACGCCTAAGAACTCTCCAATTAGCTTCACGACTTAATCTAAACAAACTTGTATTAATAATGTTTTTAATAGCCGTTGTAAACTGAGTTCCTGATTGATCTCGAGTAGCTCTTCTTGCCACTTCATCTTGCAAATCCTTATATACGAAAGCCATTAGCCCCACCCATCCTTTTTTCTATCTAGTGTAAATTTAATTCCCATAACTTTAAATTTTTCTCCATTCTGGGTCTTTAAAACCGGTCTTATTTTGAATGTCTTTACTATCCACTTTTTTGGTTTGCTCAGGAATCTTACCACTAAACACCTCCTCAAATTCAATGCTATCATAGAAATGACCAGGGGTAACTTTATGAGGGGATATTCCTCCCATAAAGTCTTTATATTCTTTTTGATATGACCAACACACATTCTCAGAACAAAAGTATTTATCAGAATCATGCCAGATAAGTTTCTTTAATTTAAACTTTGCTATGCCTTTAAAATCATATTTCAAGTTACATAATGATGATGACCAAAAGGCTATCTTATACCTCTTACGGTCAAAATCTTCTCGCAAACATTTCAACACTATATATTCTCTACCTTTATGCTCATTAACAAATTCAACTATCTTTGTCATGGGTGGGTTAGTTCTAACGCTGTACGGTCCTCCACCAAGAATCTCTACATGAGAATATCCACAGGCTTCTTCAGATAAGCCTATAGACCTTTGATGATCTCCAATAAGCTTTCCTACTTTACCTGAACCTTTATACAGTATTACATACCCCATTTTGAAATTGTCTAAATTCACTTTATTTCCCCGCCATTAAATACACAATTACTAGACCCCCAAGAAGTTATCCTGTCTACTTTTAAGTTACCAGAACCGTAAGGATTTATCCCAAATGTTTTTCCATCGAAATGAGATACAGTTGTTGAACAATGAGCGCACCCACTAAGCATTAAAACAACAACTAAAAACATGTAACAAGATTTAGGTTTCATTGATTTTCCTTTGGCATTGCGACTCTAATATAATATCGTCTATCTTATCTATCCTTGATCTAAGGATGTGTATTTCCTGTGCTATTTTAGTTAAGTCTGTAGAGCTTAAATGTGTTTCATCACTTGCCACACCGACGATCATTTCTTCAAACAAAAGTTTAATATCTCTGATATAGTTTGTTAAGGCACCAAATATCTCTGTCCGATAATCATTCATTTCCAGTCTTTCTGTTTTACTTATTTTCAACTTATCAAGAAAATTCACATACTGAGTCAATTCATCCTGAATAATAATCGCATCAGAATTCATTATGTCGTTGAACTTTCTCTGAAACTCTTGTTTTCTCATAAAAATAGCCTTACGATACTTACCACTATCCCAGTTAAAGTTGAAAAAGCTAAAAACATACCCCAAAACATTTTGTTCGTGTGCCCTTTACAGCTATTTACTATTTCTGATTTCATCTTCTCGCAATCAACTAAGTGGTGATCGAGATTGTCACGGTTTAACTGAGCTTTCATTCTTACATGGGCTAAAAGGTCTGTTGTTGTTTTATATTGTTCTTTCGTTGTTGCGCTAAGAATCCCAACCGTCTTATCTACAGATTGAATAGATACGTGTATATCCCTAAGACTTTTATTTATTTTACCTTCTAATTCTTCAGTCATTTTTCCACCTTGATAGATACCATGTTAATATCACAGGAATTATGACCATAACTAAAGCCCATCCATAGTTAGTCTTAGGCTGAGTCTTCTCAATCACCTTTGCTGTCGATTCCATTACTGCTACTGTTTGTTCTGTTGATAATCCCATAAATTTAAGCTAACACCAAAAGGTAAAACATAACTACCAGACCTATTCTTTGTGTATTGATTAGTCTAAAAAGAGCGACTCTTGGTATTAGCGTTATTCCTTAATTAATGTAAAAATACTATCATAAAGTTTATGTTTAACTCTGCAAGGCTCGCCCTTAACGGCATCTTCATAACAATCTTTTAAACCTTTTTTAAACTTTGTTGCTGATACAGGCTCTTTCTTTACAGGCTCTTTACCGTACAAAAACTCTTCCCAATCTTCTTTTCGTGTCCAGCTTGGATAGCATTGGTGCGTGTCTTCATTTAGTCCGTCTAAGTGGTTCACTAACTGCACACATGAAAAATATCCTGTCTTATCTGTTTCCCATACATTTAATATATCCCGTTCATTGACCCAAAGGTTGCGGTTGAGCCTGACTCGCTTGCTCCCGTCAGGTCTGGTTATTCATTCAGGAGAGCATCCTCCAATTGGAGGACCGCTTGTGCTGGCATCTGCCCCATTATTTGTAACAGTTAAACTATTCTCGCCAATATCTATAGGAGTTGTTCTCATTAAAGGTACATACATCCGCCTATCTGGTGCTACATTCTTTCCAGGGCAATCTCTCAACTCTGCCATTTGGTCTGTTGTTAAAGCTGTTCCATAAATATTAACATGTGCGATCATGCCATCAAAATCAGATCCTGTTTGAGGATAACTTGCCGCTGAACCACTAGCCCCTATTAACAAATCTCTATTATTCTGCCCTGAGATACTTCCTGTTATATCTGAACCTGTTGCTCTCTGGATTGCGTTCTCATATACTCTCACAGTATTTCCAGATGTATCTCTCCTTCCACATATAAAATACCAAACCCCTGTACTCATTCCATGTGCTGACCATCCAATTTGAGTCTTATTAACATTATCATCTAAAACCATATATAAATCAGCACCGTTACCTCCAAAAAACAAATTGTACCTTATCCCTCCAGAACCATCATTTCCTTTTAAAACAACACTATGATCTGCTGATGAATAGTCGTCTGAATTAATCCAAGCACATACCGTAAGGTCTTCGTCTGCAAAATCAATACTAGCATTATCAGAGACACTGACATAATCATCGTTAGTATCTATAAAATCCAAACTAGATACAGCTAAACAGTTACTAGGTAGTAATAGAAAGGATATAACGGCACAGCTTTTTAAGAAAGTTTTTAGCATCATTCAGATTTCCTATATTGTCGATAGCATTATCGACTTTGGTTAATTTTATTGAACTTCTATCTAAAACCAAACCATCATCTAAAGAATTTATTCTGTCAAATTCTGCTTGTGTTTCTTCAGAATCAACTTGGTTTTTTTCTGAAGGATTCATTTCTTTTAGCGAAGAACCTGAAACCTTTAAATATTTAATAGGAATCCCTTGCGGAACTGTAGGATTAATTAAAACATCCGTTCTCCCATCATAATCTGGCGTATTTGCAGATTTAATATCTTCTAAGACTCTATTATTTGCTTCATCATATATAACTATTCTAGCCATTTTAACTCCTCGGTATTTCTATGCAAATTTGTGTCATGTGAAAATCACCTGATAACCCATCATCTGTTGCATGATCTCCATCTCTACCTATGAACCCTAATATTTCATCGTCAGCAACCCACCCCATGCTGGTTGAACTTTGATCTGACTTTGTAAATGTGTCTAAGGTATCTTGAACATTTGTCAAAGTTGTAGTTAATAACTCTTCCGTTAATGCCCCATCCCATACTTCTGTATCTGCTACTTCATGCCATGCAAATAATAAAGCCACATCTTGAGCAGCGGCTGTAGCGGCATATCCAGTTACCCTTATTGTTACGGCTGTTCCCGCATCAACATCACTTGGCACTTTAAATTTAATTCCTCTATATTCATCTGCTGTATCGTCAAATGGTACATAATTTATTTCCATATTTGTGCCTGTATCTACTCCTGTTGGAGCTACACCATCCACCGTGCCTGACGTAGGAACTGTAATAGGCTTAATAGGCTGTGTGTTTTCTGCTGTCCAACACTTTGTATATATAGAATTAGTATCTCCTCCAGCACCGCACGCCTGCCATTCAAAATCCCCTGTAGTTGATTCAAAAGTCAAACATTCTTCATCTGCCGCAGTATCTACAGCTTTTAAATCAGCTTCGAGTATTGAATCATCTGTCAACTCCCCCTCTGCAATATTCCCCCATATAACCGTACCATCGTCATTTGTGTCTGTACCGTCGTTGAATACGCCGATAGCTATTTGGGCTATTTCTGCTTCCTTGTAAATCGTCGCATCTGTCGCTTCATACAAAGCATCTAATTCTCCTGCGGTATCATGTGTTGCAGCTAACCCAAAGTCTAAAAGAGTAACATCTACAAAATCAATACTATCATCATCAATCGTATCATCTTGGATATTATCACCGTTTAAAGCTGTTAAAGCTGTCCCAACACCTGAGGTAATAGTCCCCAACACTGGAGTGACTAGAGTAGGTGATGTGGCAAAAACAATAGACCCTGTTCCAGTCTCATCATCTATAATCGCCGCCAACTCACTGGACGCATCCATCTCATCATTGTTGTGGACGGCAATAGTTCCCTCGGTTATTGTATTAGCTTCCAATGCTCCCTCTACATCAAAAAGAACTGTAGGCGCTGAAATACCAATCCCTACTCTATCTGTAGAACCATCTACAAAGAATGTGTCGTTAACAGTGTCTCCGTATATCGAGAAATCTACTGCATTACCTTGAATATTAAAGCGTGTATCGCCATCCACACCAAGAAATATATCCGCCCCAGCCTCCGTAGTCCCACCAATAACCACTTCATCAGCGGTTTCTTCGTTAGGGTGCACAATAGTTCCTGTATCCGTCCACTCACTTGACCCACCACCCGCAGCAGACTCAGTTAAAGTACAATTAAGACCTGATTTAGTAAGGACAATGTTGCTCCCTGCAAAATCAATCTGCTTACAATATCCAACATCTGACCCCTCATCTAACCCTTTAATAGCAGCAGTATCGCCTATTGAAGTTAATAACCCAAAAAATAAGTAAGTAGTAAAAATATAAATACTAATATGTCGTGTAATCATCTTCATTATATCTTTATCCTGTTGTTGTTGGTTGGAGATATGCCCATACAGCATTGTCCCCATTAGTATTTGCGTCAAACCATATCAAACTTGCGTCAGATACTGGTATGAATATCGAGTTTCCTGCTGGCTCTATAGAAATTCCTCGTTGTTGCCCTTCAACACCATCAACAGTAGTTGTTCCTACATAAATAACACTAGCGTTTCCTGTATCCCCAGCAACCCAAACACCCATACAAGGAGTAGCAGTAGCAGTTAATTGAACAGGTGTACCTGCCGTCGGTATATCAGAAAAACCATCTACAATCTTACCACCTGCTTGACCAATACCTGTTGTAAAATACCCACTCATATTATTCTCCTTTAAATAAAGAAACCCCTACAAACAAGCTATCATCGTCCTCCAAATCAGAATGTACAATGTGCTATCTATAGGGGCTATATCCTTTCTTAAATTGAACTACTTCTTAATTTCTTTAGGGCTTCTAGTTCTAGGCTCTCCAAATCCTCCAACTAAATCGTTATCTGCATTACCCGTCGTATCCCTTCCTCCACCCCTAAATAATTCCTCTTTTTTCTTCTCAGGGTCTGCGTGAGATTTTACATCTTTTGTTCTGTTAATTTGCTCTGCTTTAGATTTTTCTTCATCAAAGCCTATTCGTTTAAAATATTTTTCAACATCTCCCTGATACTTTGCATTTATAAAATCTTGAAATTCTGAACAATCTCTAAAATCTGTTCCTAAATGCTCGACACCTTGTTCGTGAAGCATTTCTACAGCTGCTCTATCTGGTCCATCATAAATAAATGGCTCTCCAGGATTAATAGTCTTACCATCAACAATCATTACATCATCACCTTTATTTGTTAAGGCAACTCTTTCATGTGCTGGTTCAAGTTTTCCGTGAATACTTTTGAAATTTGGCATAGTTACATCCTTTCGGTTAGTAATACTACTTGCCCATTAATGTTATTATTTCTTATTTGCACTTTTCTTTACTTTCTTAACTACTTCTTTTTCTACTTTAGGAGCTACAACAGTCTTGTCCTGTTTAATCCCATTAGCTTTATTATACTCTGTTTTACTTACTAAATTACCACCAACTGAATATATATTTGGCATCTAATTCTCCTTATGTTTCTGATCTAAATGTTATTGTTGCTGTTGTTAATGCTGTTGCTATATCGAAAAAAGCACCACTAGGAAATAATATGCCCTCGGACCCTAAGTCTAAGAAATTACCTGTTGATGCTGTAGACGCATGACTTATCAAAACGGTGTCTGTTGCTGCTGTACCATGACGAATAACCAAAGCCTCTGTTCCGGCTCCTTTTACCCAATAAATACTATAAATCCTTACAGGTTTACCAGAAACGCCTATTACTGAATCTGCTGTATATGTTACTGTACCTGAGTTGCTGTATGACATAATTTACTCCCTTTTAAAAGTTTCTCAACTTTATTCAATTCATTTCCACATCTGTACTTCAACCACTCTTTATATGTATAATAATCGGCTTTATTATCAAATGCGTTACATTTATTAAATGTTTCGTCTGCTTCGCCCTTACCAAAATACGCACTCATATGATCTGTATGATAATTATTATTTGTATATAAACAATCAGATCGCCTGCCTATCCAATACCAAATATTATCTCCACAAGAATGAACTAATGACGGCATTTGCAACCAACCAATAGCCCTTACTATATCTCCATCAATTACACTTGTAATAGGAAAAGTTCCAGGGTTAATATTCGCAATTAAATCTTCTCCATATCTCTCTACCATTGTATCATCTTGACCACTAGAAATCTTTAATCGCTGGCATAAAGCCTCATCCCAACCATTTGTTTTATAATGAATATCATCATTTGTTACACTGTAATACTCATAGCTATTAAATTCTTCAAACACTCTATTAATTATCTCAGTAGTTAATGTATGGTCATTAGTTCTATCATAAACTCTTCGCTTTACCCATGTAGGTAAATGTTCTTCATATTGCCCTAATGTTTTGTCATCAGCGTCGAGCAACACAATGAGGTCTGTATGAAATTCATTCGTTGTATCTTCAAATCTTTTTATCATGTCCATAATACGAAATGGACGACCACGACTAGGGCATACTACTAATAACTTTTTCATAATTTTAAAAGGGGGCAGATTTTACTCCACCCCCTTATTATTTGTTAATCGAAATTAACTTTACACAATGCCTGACCAGTTGATGCATCTGGAACAATACATTGACCAATAACTCTTTCATCAATAAGATCAACTACTGCTGTTGATCCTCCACCTGCTACTTGAACTGCACCAGCTACACCATCAGATAAAGTAATGGCTTCACCAGCTGCAATTGTACCATCAACTAAAGGCGCAATAATTCCTTTAGCACATACCCAACCATAGGCAGCTACTGATACATCCATATTTGCACATGTTACCCCAACAGCCAAATTATCTTCGCCACCTGCTCCTGTAGCTTTGATAAGTTGTGCATAAGGAGAGCCGATAATATGAACATCACTTGTTGTGTCAATTGCAACTTTGATTGGATCATATAATTCAATAACAACGTCACCAGTAACTGTGTCATCAGTGGCATCATTACCTTTGATTCTGTAAGTATATCCAGCACCAGTTCCAGATACGATAGCCAAATAACCACCTGCATGTTCATCAGCTACAATTCCTGCATTTGTCATCTGAACATGTCTGGACCCAATTGAACCAGCAGTTATAACGGTATCTGGTACAGCTGCTGCCGAAGCTGGAGCAATAAGAGCATTGTCTACTCCTGCAACTTCACCACCCTCAGATATATCTGGTCCAACTACTGTTCCTGCTGCTGAGTCTGTAAGAAAGTGTGAATATACAAATTCACTCCCATCTACTCTACTTACTCTTGTCCCGATTGCATACCGTTGTATAGCGTGCATATCGAAAATGTTAAAATCTCCCCCACCAATAGGACTAGTGAAAGAATTTGATTGATAATCTGCTAAAGCCATTTTGTTTCTCCTTTAGCCCCCTACCTCAAGGACATTAGTTGTTATTAAGCACCACCTGCTAATACCATTATAATCATTTTCGCATTGTCTTCGCCTACGTGAACCGTAAGGTCCTCGCCTGACCAAGAAACCCCTACACCTTGAGATGTAGCTGTTCCTGCAGTATCTTGCTGACTAGCAAATGCAAAACGGATATTAGGAATACCCGTAGCAATTGTATTGGTATTGTCGGTAGTTGCTGGCAATTCATACATAAAACAATCCATGCTACCTAGATTAGTTTTAGTTATTGTTGTTGGTGTTACAGCTGCCATATTAAGCCCCCTTTCTTATTATGTAATACCTGTGAGCTTAAAATGTCGTCTTCGGTTATTAGTAATTAAATTACCTCTAAACAAAATATACGCAACTTTTACTGTTTGGTTAGATGGCATGACAAAGTCAGTTGTTACGAAATCAGTCATCATATCAACTTTAAGCTTAAGATAGTTCATATTAAGACCAAACATAATCCCTGTTCCAACAAAGTTTCCATAAACAATAGGTATTCCTTTGTACGTTAAATTACGAAAACCAGCATTGGCAGATAAATCGCCATTACTAATTCTTTCCAAAGGTAACCTTGTTTGTTCATATTTCTGGAAAATTGTTTTATTAGTTAATATGTGTGTTGGGTTTTCTTCCATAGCAGAACCTGATACTGCATAATAAGAAGTTGTCATGTCTGTGAGTCCTTGCGTGGCAAAGGCTCCCGACGCTGTTACTGTTGCTTGCCAGAATGTGTCTGTTGCTCCAGCAATACTATCTAAAGTACCTGTATTACAAATTGTTTCAAGATCATTTAGATTATTAGCCGCACCAACAGGTGTAGTAAAAGCTTCTTCTAATCTATTACTAAGAGCTTTCTCAGATAACATAGATTTTGTTCCTATTAAAGGTAAAATCTTGTGCATATCACCTGAATTTGCTCGTTCTTCGTCACGAGTAATATTAATTGGCTCATAAGCATTTTGCCATTTAGACTCAACTTGTGTTAAAGTATGGTCTTGCGTGTTGTTTAAAAGATCAGCACCTAAATAAAAACCACCATTATTTTGCTTTGATTCGATTAGAGGCTCAACAATTGAACCGCCCCCATCAACCATGTCTTTATTACCAGCCTCATTTGCAAGACGTAAAACAATGTTAGAATTATAAGCATTGTCTGTTAATGTCTTTGAAATATCGGCTAAAGTAGTATTAAGAACAGTAGTGTCTATTGTAGATGGGATAAATTGTGGAGATACTGGAGTTGCCATTTTTTATTCCCTTCGTTATTTTCTTGGTAATTTACTTAGTTTATCTGCGATTATTCTATTAATAAAGTTTTTCTGACTCTCATTATCCTCTTTTTTATAAGGAGTTGATGCATGAGAAGTCTGAATACCTTCCGCAGACATTGATTGTACTTTGCTTCGGACACCTTCTCGTTCATCCCTACGACCCATCTCATAAGACGCATTAATATTCTTGTCATAATTCCAAGCCTTATAAATATGCTCTGGCGTTGCTTGAATCTTACCATTTAACATATCATAAGTTATTGTATCTATTTGTTTAGGATCATAATCAGAATATTTTTGCTTAAATTGCTCATGTTGTTGCTGTCTTAATTGAATCTGCTGAGTTTCAAGAGACTTTGCATTAAGATCTTTAAGTTCCTTAATCTTAGATTCCATATCTTGAATCCTAGCTTTTTCAGCGTCAGAAAGACTAGAATACTCATCAGAATCTATTGACTCTGTTCCAGCGACTTTCTGTGCGGCTTCTACAAAAGTAGGGTCATTAATAAGCGATTGAACTCGCTCTGGTGTCCATTGTTCATTCTGAACCGCTTTAGTTTCTGTCTTCATAGCTTGAAGCTCCTTACGAATCTCGGCTATTTCCTGAAACTTTCCATTGACACCTGATACCAACGACTTACGAAGAGCTGACATTTGTTCTTTAAGAACAGGGTCTTCAATACTCTCCAGTTTAGATGTTAATTCAGAGTCATTAAACACTCCAGAATTTATTTCTTCAGTAGACTTAACACTAGGGTCATTGTCAATAGTGAACTTTGATACCCTTGTTAATAAGTCTTCTGTTTGTGGTTGTTGAGTGGACTTGCCTTGCTCAACCTGTGCTTCTACAGTCGGAGTTTCCGTTGCTGTAGCTTCAATAGTATTTACTGGTTCCATAACGTCCATCCTTTTTTGGGTAGGGTTAGTTAAATCCACCTTCAGTTGGTAAATGTTTTGGAGCATGCTCACTTACGCCTCGACAAGCCCCTATTTCCTTTAATGCTTTTATTGTTCGTCCACCCATACTTAAATTTCCGTTCTTATCTGCTGTCATCTTAAGACTTCGAATAACATCCATAGCTTTAGGACTAATTTTGTCTGTAGGCTTACGTTCATGCTTACTATCCCATTGTTCTGCCATTCTCTCAGCCATTTCATAAGGGATCATATTTCTTTTTTTCATTTCATGCTTATAATGCTCTTTTGAATAAATATAAATACCCATTGAATGATTAAAATGACGGAAATTATGATCTTCAATCCCTTTAGTTAAGAGTTTAAACTCTTTGTCAAATAACTCGTCGTAATCGCTGTCTATCATAATTAACTAACGCCTTGCGTCCCAATCTGAATAACTAAGACCTGATGGTTGTTTAATATACCCACATAAAACTGTGTAAGTGAAGTCTGTTACAGTAATAACTTCTAATCTTGAATCTTTCCATCCCTGATAATTTCCTTCTATAGCTATATTAACAGGAGCATCGGTCAAGATGGCTTTAAATATTGTAATTGTATTTGTGTCATCTGTGAACCGCAACTCAATCGTTCCAGTATTCTTCTTCTCCCCACTAAGAGCAATACTTTGTATATGAAGATTCCCACCATTTTGAGGCTGTGTTACTATTGTAGTTGCTGCGGTTGTTCCTGATACCGCTTTCCACAACCCATGAACTTCCCCAGGACTTATAGTGGCTAAATGGTAATGTTTACCATAATCACCATTCTCAAACGGAATAACCTTTACAACACCACCATCTTCACTAGAGATATTAGTTTTTAACATATTATTCCCAAGGCTCTGCCCCATGTGTGTATAATGTACAAGCCATAACAGTATTTCCTGTATCAGCTTTAAACCTCACCTCAAATGTGTTTGATGGAGATATTTGAAGTGCTTGCTGAATAGATAAAATATCAAAAGGTGTATCTGCTTTTTGTCTTTTTACTGCTATTAAGGTTGCTGTCCCTGCAAGCGTGATACCCGTCCCGTAATAAGCAGTCATGTCTTGTGTCTTTCCTGACCCAGTATTTAATTGAGCCAACGATACAGCTGTTCCACCTGAAGAATATGTGCGTCCAGTATATAAAGACCATAACCCTGCTTCTGCTGATGAACAAAACATTCCATGAATGTCAAAAGTTTCGTCCGAAGTGTTCTTAAAATGAAACACCGCATTATCTGTTGTGTTAGCCGCCCCTGTTTGAGTGAACGGGATTGACCATGCTAAACCAGATTCAGCCATAGCGTGCATAAATGGTTCATTTGCTGCTAGAGTTGGTATTCTTCCATCAGGAGTTACAATAACTGCTTTCCCATCTGGTCCATTTATAATCATTTATCTCACCTCCGCTTGCCAACCCATGAGCGTTACGCATACATCTGCGGCTCCAGAGGGTTTACAGGTTAAAGCCATAGAATTTCCAGGACCTAAAACTAAGCTACCCTTAAACTCTTGAATTGAATGTCCTTTATTATTTATCCATTGTGCCATTACATCACCATCTGTAACAGTTTGTCCATCCGCCCCGCCTAAAACAGTAGCAGTAAGAACTCCACCTTCTGAAAAATGAGCATTACCAGGTGTTACTGAAGTACCTCCACTAATAAGGGTGCCTGTTGTTGGGTTTCTATATAGTTTCCATTCTGTTGCGTCTAAACCACAAGTCCTGAGAAACTCTATATTAAATTCACTAGAACTATGTGTATTTTTAATATAATATATTCCAGAAAACGACCCTGTTGTGGTTAATGGTATAAACCCAGAAGCTGTCCAAAATGTTTTACCTGTAACTGTGTTAACAGCACTTTCTGTCCGTATTGTAGAGAATGTATGTAGGTCATTAAACGAATCAACTGTCGCTACATACCCCGAATCCCCTGATTTAATTGTTTCTGGCATTAATCCCCCCCATATAAATCACTATTTTTTATCTCATTATCAGTTATCATTGCTAACTGTATATTCATTTTCTTTAGTTCCTTCAATACTCTTCCAAGTAAACTATTTATTGAGTTACTATCTACTACTAAATGTTTCTCACCACCAGCGTTTATTACATTAGACGAATCCTTTACCTTAATCTCACCATCAGACGTTATATCAGCAACATAACTTCCATCAGTTAACTTAACTACTCCTCTATCTTGCCATGCGTCATTAGATGTTAAATCTGCCATTATCCACCAAAGTATTGTGATGTTAATTTCTCTATTTCTTTTTCTCTAGCTAACTCTTTGTCTAAAATATCCATAATCAATAATGCGTCTGCATTTACTATAAACTTGTTTCCTTCAGTGTGTATTGTCGATGTTCCGTCTTGATTACCTACGAGGGCTTCAATACATTCTTTTCTTATAAACACATTGTCTGCTGCTTCAATAAACTCGCTCATAGGCTAAAGAATTGTTGGTTAAGGTCAACGCCACTTTTTAACATTAGACGAAGAAACTCTTTTGGTTTTTCTACAATAAGATTCTTTCCTTCAACGGTTATTCTTACCTCCGCAGACCCTTTCTTACGAACAATCTCTACTATGCTTACTTTGTCTGGGTTTACCATTGTGTCATCTGAAATCGCTATTAGTTCCATTATATTGTACTTACCCCTCCTCTTGATAGATTTGGACGTGACCCTGGAGTTGCTTGTTTATCCTGTTCCGCTTGTAATAAAGCAGCCTGAACTTCCATGATCTGTCCTAGAATTTGTCCTGCAATACTTTCTCCAATACCCTGTATCAACTTATTAATGCTACCATAAACTTCTAGTCTTGCTCTATGATCTTGTCCTTCGGCTGGTGGTGAAGGTATCTGTTGATTACCTGATAACGCTGCCTCTACGTTAGCTTGAGCTGCACGAACTTCCGAAACGCTTACAAACCCTTCTGATTCTTCTGGTTTAATATTTCTAAATATCTCTGGGTTTTTAATTCTTTGTCTAACAAGTATCTGTTCAATTAAAGGTGAGAGATTAATAGTTTTGCCTTCTTGTTGAAGCTTTGCAATAATCTCTGGTTGTGTTAATCCCTGGATCATTAATCCTAATGTTTCATTCATGCGCTGTAACTCTTGTTCTGGGTTTTCAGGAAGCATAGAAATAACATCTAATTCAACATCTGTATCCGCTTGTAACTCTGATTCTTCTGGGTTCTCTGACCATTCAAGATCAAGGCTTCCTATGATTCTTACTGCTTCTTTAAAAGGAATAAACTGTTTATTTAATTGAGCTATATAATGAATGGAGTTTGTAAGAAAATCAGACATAATATCTTGGCGGTAAGCAGGTCTAGCCGAACTTCCAGCAGCTCGTATCTTAACGCTTGTTGCAGATTCTTCGCCACTTTGTAAAAAGCCCCGTTTAAGGTCGCTGACACCTGACTTATCTTCTAAGTTGCGTTGTATGCGTTGATCGATGATGTATAATTCACTACTTGCATTACCGCCAGGGGAAGCCACAAACATCCTTTGGTTAACAGGAGTATCCCCATCAAATAAAATTATTGTATTCTCTCCCTGAACTACTTTTTCTATATCTTCTTCATCTGCTCCGTGTTTACTGATACCTACCCATACTTTTGTATTTTCTTGTGCGTTGCGGATTTGTAGGTTGGTTATGATGTTTTTTTGGTCGGCAATAGATGAGTAGGTATCAATATCAGATATTCCTAGCATAGAATCAGGAACTTCATTAAATTGGAGTATTTGAGCAGGAGATCCTTCAGCCTTAATAGTCAACGGACTTATTCTCAAAGGATTATCTTGTCCATCTGTCAATAAGATAATCCATCCTTTTGAACCTTCTCGCTTCTCTTTTTTTGTAGGACGTAAATATATCTCATAAACTTTTACAAATCTAGAACTACTTGATTTCTTAAAATTTTCATCTGCAAACTCTAACAAGTCTACTTTATGAATATTTGTCGTATCCATGCCATTCATAATGTCTTTATTAAATTTAGGGTCTACAACTTTTTCTCCAAATCCATGAAACCCTTTAATCATCTTTTTATCCACATCAAGCCTATCATCCTCTACAATATCTCTTAATCTTACATCTATAATTCTTCCTACCCATTCAGCCTCATCAATATTTCTAAATGTTACAGCAGGGTCTTTAATAAATCTCATTGGACTTATTCGTTTAACAAAAACCTTACCATCTTTAATATAATAACTATCTTCTTCTGTCATTCCCCAATCGCCCTTATACCCATGCCATAATACACCATGAGTACAAAGCAAAGCATCAAGAAGAACTGACCTACTTTCTTTTTTATACTTTATTTCTTGGAGTTGATAATTAATAATAGCTTCTTGTGTTGTAGCTGATCTTGAAGAGTCTATCTCTACATCTACTTTTTGACCCGTTACAGGATCACGCTTCTTTGTGATATATGTTTTGTTACGAGGCTTTAAAAAAGCCCTCGGATTCCTGAAGAATATCGAGGGTAAATTATTTTGAATAATTGGGAAAACTTCATTTAGGATAATATCCCAATCACCACCAAATTTAGGGATATGTCGACCAGTATATCGTTCTACACCTTCAACAAACTTAGGCTTAATTTCCTGTTCATTAAAAGCTTCAGCCATCTTAATCTCGCTAAAAAGATCACTTATTCTATTATCTGATAGCTTGTCTTTCGGCATATATTGTCTCTAAGGGTTGGAGGGCAGCTGGGATAGCAGCCACCCCCCTATAACTAAACAAAGGAGATACATTG